AGCTCCAGATTGTTTTGTGGCTTTCCAAGGCGTAATAGATTTAAGTTCAGGCTTTGAGGGTGTATTAAACACTAGTGCTACAGGTGTTTTAGGTATGATTTACCCAGAAGCAAGATTTCAAGGTATAATAGACGACAGTAATACAGGATTTAACGGAACATTGACTGATAAAGAAGGTTTCGAAAGTGAAGTTACAGGCGAAAAAGGCTTTAACGGCGACATTTGCAACTGCTAGGAATATATTATGAGCGTAAAAGAAAACGAAGTTGGCAAGTTACTAGTAGTAAATGCCTCTTTTAACATGGCCAGCAATACAGAATTAAGAATAATTCTAGAAAAGCCTGACGGCACAAAGATAACTAAATTAAAAGCTGATGGCGTAACAGCTCCGCCCGTACCTATTACTATTGATGTGGATGGAGTAGAGACTACTTTTAATGCTAACGAGTATTGGCTATATCCAACAGAAGCCGGAGTATTAACACCAAGCGGAATATGGAAGATTCACGGTGAATATCAGGATTCCACTCCGAAGGATCTCTGTGGTGATACGTCTGTATTCACTGTTCTGCCTTGTGGGTAATATATGCTAAACAAAGAGTTATTGAGAGGCTTATTTAAATACAAAGACGGTAATTTATTACGTAAGGTTAAAACTGCTCCTTGTGTAAATGTCGGGGATATTGCTGGTTGTGTTCAGAGTAGCGGGTACAGGGCTATTAGTGTTAACAATAAGCTAGAATACTCTCACAGGTTGATTTTTTTATATCATCACGGGTTTACGCCTAAAGAGGTTGATCATATAGACGGGGACAAGCTCAATAACAAAATAGAAAACCTTAGAGAGTGCACGCGAAGTCAGAATAATTTCAACTCAAAAGCACCAAAGACAAACACTAGTGGAGTTAAAGGCGTGTCATGGCACAAAAAGCTAAGTAAATGGCGAGCATACCTACACGTAAATAAGAAGCAAAAGAATTTAGGGTTGTTTGAGGATCTAGAGCTTGCACAACTAGTTGTTAGTGAAGCGAGAGAGTTATTTCATAAAGAATTCAAAAGAGACTAGGAGTATAGATTATGCCAGCTAATAAACGAGGCCAACGAACAAAGACAAGCCACGATAAAAAGAAGAAAAAGCAATAATGGGAGCAACTAAAGGCAATCAATTCTGGAAAGCTAGAAGCAAGCATGGCAGGGATAAGATATTTAAAACTCCTGACTTGATGCTTGAGGCTGCCTTTGATTACTTTCAATGGGTAGTAGATAACCCTTTAACAAAGGCTATAATCTACCAGGGCGTAGTAAGCGATAATCCTGAAAAACTAATGAGAGCAATGACTATAAAAGGTCTTTGTATCTATTGGGGAGTGAATACATTCTATCTCAATGATTTTATTGGTAATTTAGATTTAGATAAAAAAGAAGATAAAGATTTTTCCCAAGTCGTAAATACAATCAAAGAAATTATAGAGACTCAGAAGTTCGAGGGAGCCAGCGCAGGACTGTTAAATCCTAACATTATAGCGAGAGATTTAGGGTTAACAGATAAGAAAGAACTATCAGGAAGTGTTGAAAATCCTCTCACTATGGTTATAGCTGAAATATCAGGAAATACACTTGGTCCGTCAAATGGCTAGGGCTATTCGAGAAAGAGACACCAGAACACCTAAAGACGCTAAAGAGTTTAAAGATTGCCTTGCTGATCCTTGGTGGAGATTAACAAGCGGGCAACTGTATAAGATAATGATCAAGGGTGACGATGGAGAGGAGGAGCTTGTTGCTGATTTCATACCAAACGAACCCCAGTTAGATTTATTATCAAACCTTCATACCCGCAACGATATATTAAAAGCCCGTCAATTAGGATTTACTACATTGATAGGGCTATTCTTTCTTGATTGTTGTTTATTTAAAGCAAATATCAGAGCTGCGGTGATAGCTCAAAGCGAGGACGTTGCCAAGACTATATTTAGAGACAAGGTCTGTTTTGCCTATAACAACTTGCCACCATCATTAAAAGAGGCTATGCCATTAGATAGGGATAGCGCCAGTGAGTTATTATTTGCACATAACAATAGCTCCATTCGTGTAGCCACCTCAGCAAGATCAGGAACTTTACAATATTTACACATATCAGAGTTTGGTAAAATTTGTGCCAAGTTTCCAGAAAGAGCAGATGAAGTTATAAAAGGATCTATTCCTGCCGTACCCACTAACGGGATGATATTTATTGAATCCACAGCAGAAGGGCAAGATGGTCATTTTTACAAGATATCAAAAAGGGCAGAGGCTTTGATGAACTCAGGAAAGAAATTAAACCCTAAAGACTATAAGTTTCACTTCTATCCTTGGTGGGGAGAGAATAGGTATAAAACAAATCCTGATGATGTAATATTAACCGAGAAAGATGATAAATATTTTGACAAGATAGAGGTTGATGCTAAATGCCTTATATCTCCAGAACAAAGGGCATGGTGGGTTATGACTCGCGACTCTGAATTCTCAGGCGAGGAAGAAAGTATGTGGCAGGAATACCCAAGCACTCCAAAAGAGGCGTTTCAAAAATCAAAAGAGGGTTGCTACTACACTGTCCAAATGACAAAAGCACGCAAAGAGGGTAGAATAACAACAGTCCCACATAGGGATGGAATACCAGTGAATACATTTTGGGATATCGGTAGCGGTGACGGTACGGGTATCTGGTTGCATCAGAGGATAGGACAAAGCGATCACTTTATCGGTTACATCGAGGGGTGGGGAGAGCCTTATTCTTATTACACAAAAGAACTAGCTAAGCTCGATTATTCGTGGGGCGTTCATTATTTACCGCATGACGCTAAGCATGTAAGGCAAGGATCTATGTCCAATATATCACCTAAAGATAAGCTTTCTAAGTTAGGGTTGAATAATATAGAGATAGTAAAAAGAGTTGATGATATAAGTCATGGTATACAAGCAACGAGGGACTCATTCTCTACTTGCTGGATAGACGAAGAGAAGTGCAAGGAGGGTATTATACATCTCGATTCTTACAGGAAAAGATGGAATAACACGACGGCTAGATTTATGGATCAACCAGTGCATGATATACACTCAGAGAGCGCAGACGCTTTTAGGCAGTTTGGTCAGTGTCAGTCAGCGAATAAATTAGACCCAGTTAAAAAACAAACCAATCAGGAGTTCGTATCATTATGGTAGAACTAGACTTTACAAAGCACAGCAATGTTTTAGCTATGGTGATCGAATCACAAACACAAGAGAAAGAAGAACGCGAGTCAGCAGGCGATCAACGCACATTCATGTTAAATACAATGTGGGATGATAAGATTAAAAAGGCTATGGCTAGGCGTTACCTTGGTGAGTTCGATCAGATAACTCCCATCCTCCAACAAATAACCGGCGAGATGACTAACTCTAATTTCGCTATCATGGTTAGTCCTGCCGGTGGTGGTGCTACAGAAGATACAGCAGAGACTTATGCCGGGTTAATTCGTAACATTGAAAACATATCTAATGCCGACCAAATATATTCAGCCGTAGGTGAAACTATGGTTATGTGTGGTATTGATGGATTCGAGATTGTTCAGAAGTTTCTAGATGCTAATACATTCGATCAAGATTTAGTATTTGAACCGGTTAGTGACTGGTATAAATCAGTTTGGTTTGATGTTGCAAGTATTAAACAAGATAAGAGCGATTCGGCATGGGGCGTTAAGCTTAAAGAATTACCTATGGCTAACTACTTAAAGCGCTTCCCTAAAGGCTCTAAAGTTTCCGTTCCTGATAATATTGACAACGTAACCACAGGTGACACTAACAATCAGATAGCAGACGACTCCGTTATCGTTGGGCAGTTGTATTATAAAAAAGCTACAGATATTAAATTGATTCAAATGAGTACGGGCGCAGTATTTGAAGATAATGAAAAGTTTAGATCTACATTAGCAGCAAGGGAGCAAGCAGGAGAAACAATAGCAAACGAAAGAACACGTAAATCATGGAAGGTATTTAGTCGTTGGTTTGATGGCACAGACTTTCTTAATGATGAACAAGAAACAGTATTTACCTACATACCATTAATTCCCACATACGGAAACTACGCTATACACAATAGTAAGACTAAATTCTCAGGCAAGACCAAGAAGTTAATGGACGCTCAACGAGGTATTAACTTTGCCTTGTCTGGCATGACAGAGGACGCGGGATTAAGCGGTAAAGATGATATATGGATGACCACGAAACAAGCCGAAGATCAAGACTATTCAACAATGAATATAGATCGTAAAGGTGTCCGCATTTATAACGTTGATGAAGAATCAAAAGCACCACCATTTAGAGTGCCAGCCCCACAAGGTAGCCCACAGTTACAAAATGCCTTGCTTAACTTTCAATCAGTACTACAACAAACGGGTAATATGGACGACCCAAGCATGGGACAAAACCCCGGCTTGCAATCTGGTGTAGCTCTTGATGCGCTAATAGGTCAAT